CGGAGTTTCGGAAGCGGGCTTGCTGGCCTCCGTTAGATTGGTTGCACCGCCAAAACGAGTCTGCAACGCATCTAGCGTTTTTGGGCTGAACAGAGAATATCGCCCTGTTTTGTCTGTGCTTACCCCCGCGCGCCTTGCGATTGTCTGCACCTTGGTTAGACCTTCCGGCGTAGCGAAATCTTCCGCCGTAATGCCCTCTTTCTGCAAAATGGGCACCGCCCGATTTACCAGACTTTCGCGCGGCGAGCGGTTGTAAAGATAAATCCATCCTGATTTCTTGACTTGGCTGGAAGGGCCTTGAAGCGTTGATGGTTCAGACGGAGAAGGCTGTTCCTCGGTCGGAGTTTCGGAAGCGGGCTTGCTGGCCTCCGTTAGATTGGTTGCACCGCCAAAACGAGTCTGCAACGCATCTAGCGTTTTTGGGCTGAACAGAGAATATCGCCCTGTTTTGTCTGCGCTTACCCCCTCGCGCTTGGCGATTTTTTGCACTTTGGCTAGGCCTTCCGGCGTACCGAAATCTTCCGCCGTAATGCCCTCTTTCTGCAAAATGGGCACCGCCCGATTCACCAGACTTTCGCGGTTTTGGGCTTCCGGCGCACTCATGCCCAAGCCCTCGCCCTCTTCTCGGATGCCTCGGTCAATCGTCCATTGTTTCCCGCGATTCCCAGGCAGCGTATCTTGCGAAAGATCGGTAACAATACGCGCCGTAAGTGGCACGTCTCCCGCTTGTTTCGCCGCAGCTAGCCGGTGATATCCGTCCTGAATGCTCAACGATCCATCGGCGTTTTTGACAAGCAGTATTGGTGACTCTGGGCTGTTCGGGTCGGTCGGATCTTGGCGGAATGCGTCTCCGCGTTCGATCATCTGCTTATATTTCTGGATGGTCGCTAAATCGGTTTCGTCCCATTTGCCGTCGAACAGCGGAGCGCTTTCGCCCGCTCCCTTGACTTGGCTGGGGCGGACTTGGAGCATCGATGGTTCAGTTGAAGGAGGCTGCTCCGCTGCCGGAGTCACGTTTGTGGGAGCTTGTTGCGCCGGAGCCGCTGTCGGCTGATACGTGCCCCCGACCGTGCGGTTAAAAAGATTTTGCGTTATTTGCGAAACGGGAGACGGAGGAGCCGCCACGCCCGCCGCATGTGCCGCCACTTCGCTAGCGGCGTCCAACTCTTCTCCGGTCAAACCCGCAGACTTCAAGGCTTGATAAGCGTTCATGCCCCGATTCACAAGAGACATTGCGCTTTTGAGCCGTGGCGAGATTAAACCAATGGCATCGCGCGCCGCTGGATTCGCAATTGTCGTCTTTGCCAATTCAAGCAATCCGCCAAAATGTTGCGCTAGCGCCTGTACGCCCTGTCCTGCTTTCGCTCCTAGCGCGCCACCCACGGCCCCGGCTGCATCTGTAGCTAAATCTTTATATCCTTGCGGTAGATCGGTGCGGGATAACACCGCATCCGCACCGACGCCCGCCGCTGTGCCGCCGATGGCCCCGCCCACTGCTGCCGCTGGTGAGGCCATGAGAGCCATTGGTGCCGCGATGGGAGCGACAGCTTGCCCTGCCCCGCGTATCAGCATCGATGCCGCTTCGGCTTTATTTGCCAATCCCGGTTCCGATCCCACCTCAAGAGCGCGTTCAAGCGGGATAATGGGCGGTTGTGGCGTTCCCGGCATACCGCTCGACCGTGGGAATGCCTTGCCGGTGTCTACGTCCATGTTGCGCTCGATCTCGGCTAGCGCTTTCGTTTGGACGGGTGGCGGGGTAGTGGCAAGGTGCGTTTTAATCGCCTTGGCTATATCGGCATCGCTCATCGACGAGGGAAATTCTACATTTCCTTCGCCTGGAACGGCTATGATTTGCGTCGCCATTTATTTGATTGGCTCTATCATCCCGGTATCGGGGTTGTAGCGCTTGACGGCGCCGCCCGCGCCCGAACTGCCACCAGCGTTAGACGCTCCACCGAATGAATATTGGCGTGCTTCCTTGTGAACGTTTCTCATGGTCTGTTCGATGGCGGAGAGAGAGCCGTTAATCAGCGGCAAAGACATTTTGTTATTGGCCGATACGTTTTTCAAGCCTTCCATGAGCGTAGCTGCTGGACGGCCCCCAAGCAATCCCTTCCCTTCCTGGTATTGCAGATAAGCCAAGCTTGTTCTAAGTTGCTGTTCCTTTGCCGCGCGAGGATCGTCGTGGCCAAAAAACGTATCGCCTACATTTTGCTCGATATTGCCTAGGCGTCCCGAAATCGGTCCAATCGACTTGGCAATATCTGGATCGGCAAGAAGATCCTTAACGTTTTGAACGGCCTGTAGGGTGAGTCCCGCCGATGCTGCCCGCGATTTCAGGTCAGAGGGTAGTTGTGTCGGAACAGACAGTCCCCTTGCTACCAAATCGGCAGCAACTCCCGGCTTCATTTGTGGAGGCAAAGAGGAAAACGAATCGGGATCTTTGATGACAGATTCGGTGAAAGACCTTCGTGTATCGGGCGTACCGTATTCCGCTATAAACTTTTTGTTTTCCAGCGCGGCCTTCGCTTGGTTCACATTTAACTCGCCAGCCTGTAACCGTTCGGCGATCTTGTTGTGTCGTGCCGTTTCTTGTTGACGAACGGCTTCCTCCTGAGCCTTTTCCTGTTCCTCTGGCAATAAGCCCGCTGGAGACATCCCCGCCAACTGGCGATTTTTGGTATCGGCTTCCGACTTCGAGGCAAGGCCGGTGAAAATATCTTTCTGCGTTTCGGCCTGTGTCTTTTGATCTGCTAAGGCTTGTTCGTGCGCTGCCTGTGCGCCTCCGGTTGTCGCCAGAAAGTCCTGAATTTGGTTTGGGTCGGTAATAGCCTTTGGAATACGCGAAGGGTCTATATTCGCTGATTTCAAGATGCCCGCGTTTGCGAGGTTTTGCACTGTCGATGGCCATTGTGAATTGATACGGTCGAGATCGGGCTTGCCATCCGGTCCGGTAAGAGTTTGCAACCCCATCAGTGATTTGTTGATCTGTGCCAGCGCGTCTACCCGCTGCTTATTCGTTTCCGCCGAGTTGGCTAACAGCCCCTTTTGATATTCGATCTGCTGCTGTTGCAGCGTCCCTAGCGTCTTCGGTTGGATGCGCCCCGCCAAATCCGAGAAGTCCCCGGTATGAATCTTGGCATTGATCGCTGGGTCTTTCATCGCCTGTTGAACGGTGTTTTGATCGGCGATATCGCGCGTCCGCTGATCCGCTTGCGCTTGAATATCCTGCATCTCCGATTGCCTAAGTTGCTGTTGCTGCATCAAGTTTTTGGCTTGCAGCAATCCCGTTAGGTTTTGGACGGGCGATGTGATTTGGGGCTGAACGCCCATTAAAGGTATGGTTGCCATTATCCCGGCCCTACTCCGTAGTTGATTGGCGCTGCGCCAGCGGTCGGAAGCGCCAGCGTCGATGGATTCAAAATATTTAAATTTGATCCGGCCCCCGTCGCCAGCGAACTCAGGGACGTACCAAGGTTCCCGCTGCTATTGGTACCACTGCCGATCAGGGAATTCATTAAAAGCGCTTGGCTAATTCCATTCGTTGCGTTGCCGATGCCACCTTCTATGGCGTTGGCGCTGCCAACCGTTCCTGCGGCTTTTGAGTTTCCGAGCGCTTGTAACAACTGCGAAATGCTGGTAGCGCCTTGCTGGCCGATCTCGACCGGCGCTAACGTCTGCTGGAACGCTTGCTGATTTCCGGCCAAATTCGCGGTATAGCCTTGCAGCGCTTGCTGAAAGATTTGGTTGTATGTGGTGTCGGCAAGGCCCGTATTGTATTGAGATAACGCTTGGAGCGTACCGCCTGAAATCGCCCCGCCCCCTGCCGCGCTGCCCTCCAGAATGCCCTTATCGCCCTGCTCTTGAACGAACTGGAATCCCGGCGTTTGTTCCGCTTGAGAAAGTGTTGGCGCGGTAAACGTGCTTGGCGTGCCGAAAGTGCCGTTTTGCAGAAGATTGGTCAGGTTTGTCAGACCCGTCTGCCCCTCGTTGAGATACGGCTGATTGACGTTGATCGCCTGGTTAATTTCCTGCTGCTGCTGGCCGGATGCCGTGGATGCGGCGTTTGCGCCAATGGCGCTGTCTGCGATTCCACCCGCTGCCGAGGCAATGCCCGCGATGGCTAACGCTAGACTAGCCATTTGTCACCATCAATTTTGTAAAACACGTTTCTACCGCCTTCCATCCCAATCTTTCGAGTACTGCGCCTCCGTTGTTCCCTATGCGTCCGCGTCCAATCAATACGATCTTGTCGAAACCGCGCCGTTTGGCTGCATCTTTCATTGCGGCCTCGTATTCTTCAAATAGCTGTATCCCGTTCGCCGCCGTGCGATGTGGCCGAGCGAGAAAATAAATATCCACGAAACCGTAGAGAGTAGATCGATAATGCGGATGCGGCAAGACTTGAGAGACGTAATAGCCGACAAGTATGCGCCCCGACCGCGCCGTAAGCACTTCGAGAATGCCTCGTTGTTCCAGAGTACGGTAAAGCTCCCAATCGGGGTCGAGCGGTACATCTTCGCGAAAGTTGGCATTCTCTTTCCAATGGTCAACCATCAGCGTGGCGATTTCCGGCTGCACGCTCGACCAGGGTTCAATGCGAAAAAAAAGCAACTAACTCTCCCACGTTCTCAAACTTGCTCAGCCGGTCTTTGGGCACATCCCGGCCCGATTTCTCTTCGAGTTTGACGATCAGCGACAAATAATCAAGAGAATCCATCCCTAGTTCGTCAAGCCGATCTGCTTCGTTGATGTGCAAACCACCATTGACCTCCTGTTCGAGTAGCGCAATGATGGCCGATTTGGTCATTTAAGTGTTTCGTTTCGAGCTGCCGAGGCCCCAAACAAACCCGCCGCCGTGAAATTCGTTACTGCTGAAGTTCGCATGGCTCCCTTGTGTCTACGCAACGCGTACTCCAGAGCCACGATGCCGCCCATCGCACCTAGCTTGATCGATACGGCCTTCGATCCAAACTGACCATTGGCACTGCGTAGTGCCGGATTCGCCTCTTGCATGTGCCAGCTCGATACAGCATCCGCCGTAGATCCGGCGGCCATCGCCGCGATACTCACAAACCAGAGTTTTCGGGGAGCGGGCGCGTCCTGTCCGCGCAAACATACCGCTAAAACGCTACCCAATGCGAACCGTTGTAGAAGACTGGACATACTGTAGAACCTCCACCTGTAATTATGCCAAGAAACGTCGGGCTGCTGGCATCTGTTACCCAGGCCATCTGATATTGGCTTGGTGGATTAGGCAGCGTCGCTACTGTATACTGGCCGCTCTGCGCGACTAAATAAGCCGTCACTGCCTGAAAGTACTTAGACAGCGATACCCAATCCGCCTCACTATCCGGTTTGGCAGAGCCAATGAATTTCGGCGGCGATGGCGGAATGATCCTCATGCTCATGCGCCCAACTCCTGACCATCATAAGTTGCGCTGACCAGCGAAAATGGCACAATTTGGCCTTGCCCACTAAATTTCAATACGCCCAAATCGCCGCGAAAATAGCAAGTAGGATGAAATTGCACGTACTGGTTATACGTGCCCGGAGAACCTAAACTGGCGGTATGCGTAGGTCCATAAGTGTTGCCGCTGTCGCTCGAAACGTTCAGGTCCAGGTAGGCCGTGCCTGGACCTAGCCCGACTTGCGCGTTCACCCGCACACGCGACAACTGAAACCGATTCTGGCTACCCGAAATGTGCGGGACGACTCGGATAGGAACATTCGCTACCTGATCCTGTACGCCGCCGCCTGGACTGTAGCAATCCGCGTAATTCAATCCCGCGACGGTTGGGGTGCCGTCGTAATACTGGTACACCGCGCCTACATTGCCATCCGGCGAGGAGCCTCCTGAAAAGGGATTGCCACCCGCGACCAAGTGAAGCCCGTAGCAATAGGCATGGTACAGTTCGGGTCGCCCAAAGGTGCCGCCACCCAGATAAGTGCGGCGATGCCAAACGTTTTTGCCTACGAGTTGGCTCACTGTGGCGTCATAAACCCAGGTAGCGCCGTTAAAACTGGCCGCTCCGTTGACCGGAAACGTGATCTGATAAAAAAGGTGCCCCTTCCAGATATAGGAACACGCCACCGCTGTTTGCAGGACGCCTGCCGGATATGTCGCCCAAATCTGCTCAATCGCAAAAGTAGACACGCGCTGCGGTTGAAATCCGAAATCGCGCCAACACGCGCGAATGCCGCGTGCATCGCTGCCAAGCCACATCAGCGAATCGCCTAAATCCTCAGCGCTCCAAACTGCCTCTAAGCCCGTTTCTATGAATGTGGAATTATACGACTGAAACGGAAACCCACCAATGCCCGCCGCGCCAGCGTTGTAGTAAACCTGACTGCGTTTCGCGCCGAAGATCCGCACATATTCCCTGCTCGAAATAATGTTGAGCAACGGGTCCGCTTGGCCTTCCAAGATGCTGATATTGCCCGCACTCCATTGCGTAAAGTCTCCTACTGGCGGTCCCGGCGAAGCGTTGCCGCTAATTTGAAACTGTTGACTCTGATTGGTCAATACAAGCGCATAGCCGTCCTGGAAACAGCCGTTTGTCGCGCCGAGAAAGCCAGCGCTTGAAGTGATCGTTGTAAACGCCGACGTGTTGAAGTTGTACACGTAGCACTGCACGTAATTACTGCCATCGATGATAAGCAACTGGCCGTTTGCGTTTGGTAGCAAAACGACAGGAATACCCGCAGAACCGCTCGAAAGTGTTCCTAGCGTAGTCTGCACGCCCGTACTGCTCATGACCCAAAAGATATTTCCAGAAACACCGTACAGCTTTTCGCCCCCGCCGAACGGGTTCCATGCAATCATGCCTCGTACGTCATGCTGATATGTCGATGGCACTGGCAACGTGCTAAACGGCTGAATGACCGGCGATGGATCGAGCGAGTATTGAAACTGTTCCTCGCCTAACTGCTCGTTGACGGTCGGATACCAGTTTACGCAGTCCTCCACGGCGGCATATTGGTTCGTGTATTGATACGCGGGGCCAGTAAAGCCCCTCAGTGGAGTGCTCATGTCAATACGGAATGCCGGTCAGAAGTAGATTCCAATCGTTAATGCCAACGCCGCTGCCGCCGCCGCGAAAATCGTTTACGAGCCGAGGCGTAACCGAGTTGACGCTCATGATGTTTTGGCGCGCAATTTCGGCTTGTGCCCGAATCCATTGAATCGAGTTTTTTTCCATCAAATCTTTGGGGCACATCGGCCAGAGCCGAGCCGCCAGCATGTAAGTAATCAAGTCGCCATAGCCCTGCGGACAAGTGAAGGCGCTTGTCAACGTGGCCGGGGGTACCAAATTGCCCCAGGTGAAAAGCTCAAGGGAATTTCCGTTCAGTGGCGGCCAAACCCATATGACGCCGTTGGGCCATTGAGGATCATAAGCGAATACTGTCGCTACGTTGATCGGCGTAAGCTGGATGACGGCGATATTCATCCATTCCTCCATGCTGATCTGTTGCATCGGTAAACGCGTTGGCTGTCCGGCATCCGTCGATGTGTAGTACAGATTTGCGCGTACAATCGCAGGAGGCCGTGGCGTATTCGTTGTGACGAAATCCGCCGCCGTTGGCCCGATCTGATAGCCACTGCCGCCGAAGGTTTGTCCATTGCCCGTCGTTCCGTGACCTACGCCGAGGATCGGAAACACGTAATCGGGCTGGGTATAGTTCGCCGTGCGCTTCGTGTTGAGCGCATCGAACATGAGTGTCCACTGGTTCATGCCATCCGCGTATAGCTCTGGCGACACTGTATAGCCGGGACGCATTTGGCCGCAAAGCCGAAACGCCACATTGAGGTAATCCTGTGCTGTTGTGAGTGCCATTGAAGGCCGTTACCGAGTGGGCTGCTGCTGTTCTGGCGCTGGTTCCAGTGTTTCGGACCCAGGCGGTAGTTGACGGTTCGCTCGATTCATTTCGCGAATGCGAAGCTGGCTTTTCTCCGCGTTGGCCGTTACCAACGCCACGGTCTGTTGCAGGACCGCCACGCCAAACTGAGGGATCAGCCGGTAAGCCAGATTCCAGTTGATTGCATCCTGGTACGCATTTGGCAGATTATAGTTAGTCGCCAGCGCGAAAGCCGTGAAGTTTGCACCTGTTTCGAGTTCCAGGGTTCCGCTCACGTTTGGTACAGGCCAAAGGTACAAATTGGAAGTTCCCGCCGTGGGATCTACCAGCCAATCGGCGTACAGTTCATCCGGCGATTTCGCCGCTGCTGTCAAATCACGATGACTATGGTATCGTGCCGAATCGACTACATCCAATGGGATGCGTTGGCCCGACGCGGGCACAAAGTACGACGAGTAGATGCGCGATGGCAACGGCACATTGAACGGGCTGGTAGCGCTCGGACCTATGGCGTTGCTGGCCGTGTTGGCCGTCCAGGCGAACTGTTGTGCGGCGATGGCATAAATAATGCCTTCATCCACGCCCCAGGCGTTCCACATATCGTTAAGCTCGTTCAACGCGGATGTCGAATCGGAACTCGACGGGGACCCGCCCTGCTCGACTAATCCGAGAGTTACAAGAGCATTCGTGATGAGAACTTGGCCGGTAGGCATTTCTAAAGCTCGATTGTGGCGGTAATAGCGCCGCCCGCCGATTGGGACGAGACTTGCACGCGCCAGTAGGGCATTGGTCCGATATCCGTAAATAACTGCGGTACGACGCTGCTCGAAAACGTCAGGGTGCCGTTGGGCACCGTAGTATATTCGGCGTCCACGTCCACCGCCGAGGCTTGGATGTTCACCGTAGCGGTTGCACTAGAAGCAAAAGAAACCTGAAACGCTTTGATATAGCTCAGGCCCCCCGGCACTTCGGCATCGAGTTTGACCGCTACGCTCGAAGCTGGGGCAGTGATCGTCTCGGCGTTGAACAAATTGTACGACTGCCGGGGAGACAAGATCGGAGGCGGAAACTGGGTACCGTACAGTGGCATCAGTTCACCTTCGCCGAGAGAACTTCCAATTTCTCGTTCATCTTTCGGATGAGATCGGCTTGTGAGTTTACCTGTTCCATCAGCGCTTTGTTTTGCGCCTTCAGGGCCACGGACTGCTCATGCGGCGTCAACTCGGCGACTTGCGCTTTCAGAAATGGCTCTTTGCGATAGCCCTTTTTTTCCAACTCGCGCATTTCCTTCTCATCGTTCACAATGGCGTGCCCGCCGTCCGCGTGATAGACCATTTTCGGCCACGCTTGAAACTCATAGCTAGGCCGAGAATCGTCCTTGCGCTTGCCCTCGCTGAGATTGAGCAGCACATCGGCTACATTTTGGTGATGCTTCCGAAACACCGCCAAGCTCTCATCGATATCGCCTACATTGGGCTGATCGCCCATGACCGTCACTTCGCCAGCCATAATGTCGAAACCTATTCCTTTTCTGCTGTTGGGAGCCGGTATCCCCATAACGAATACCGGCTCGGATTGCTGTTTCATTCCGCCGCTACTACGCGATGTAGCTCGGATACCACTTGCCGACGTTGGAATCCCACTGGAAGGTGAGAGCCTTTGAAACGACGGCTGTACCAGCCAGTGCGATATTGCCCGCGCTCGTCCAGGTAAAGACGCCATCGGGAATAATCGTAAAACTGCCGCCCGCGAAGCCAATCGGGAGCGTAAATCCCGTAATCGCGGCTGTGCCGGTGACGTGGAAGAGAGGACCGCTCGGCGTAATCGTGCCAGCCGCCGAAGCGACCGCCGCCGTTAAGCCTTTTTGCGTGCTAGGGTTATTCCACCCCGGTACCCACAAGCCAGTGACGCTCGAATAAAGCCATTGTTCACCCGTTGTCACATTCACCCACGGGCTTTGTGACGTGGATGGCTGAGGGTAAGTCGTAGACCCGCTCGGACTGAACTCGTAAAAGTCTCCGAAATAGGGGCCATTGGCTAACGGCCCTGTAGATGCGGACGGCCCAATGAGAACCGTAGCTCCGTTACCGCCATTCGCCGTGGCGACGGGGAAACGCATTTTGAACATGTCCAAGCGCGCCACCGAGATCGCCGTTCCATTGACGGCTGTGACTATCATCAATTCGCCCTTCGTGGTGTCGGGCGGGATGACGTACAGCTTTTGCGTGAAGTTGGCAACGGGCGCGCTGATGTTAGTCGCCGATGCCACGTTGAGGACGGTCGCTTCGGTCGAGTAAGCGCCGCCAGTGAGATAGGTTTGGGTGATTGTGTTTGCCATAGTATTTTTTCAGCTAGCCTTTCTTAGCTGGCGTGTCCGCCGTCTTTGGCTTTTGGCCCTCGAACTCTTGAGAGATTT